ATGACCCAAAGATATAAACTTACAAAAACATTTATCGACAACATCCCGCTCGAAGAGACGGGAACTAAGTTTTATCGTGACTCAGTTACTATTGGTTTTGGTTTAATTGCAGCAAAGTCGAAAACCTATTTTGTTGAAACGAGAATGCCCGATGGCCGAAACAAAAGAAAGTCTATTGGTAAACACGGCGTATATACTCTTGAGCAAGCACGTACTGAAGCTAAAAAAATCTTGTTAATGATGCATCAAGGTATTGATCCAGTTGCTCAAAAAAGACAATTAAAGAATGACTTTAAATCCGAAAAAGAAGCAAATGAATTAATTCCAACCCTTGAACAAGCCTATGAAGTCTACAAAAGTAAAAAAAAGCTAAGCGCAAATACGATTGATGCTTATGACCGATGTGCCAATGATTACTTTAAAGATTGGAAAAACATCAAAATTACTGAGATTTCTCAGAGAATGACTTTAAACAAGCATATGGATTTATCTGAGCGAAGTTTAGCGCAGGCAAATCTTGCAATGAAGTTTTTATCAGCGGTCTACAACTTCCATGCCTCAATTCTATATAACGATAATGATGAAAAAATTATCACAGAAAAAAGCCCTGTTGGAGTTATTTATAAAGAGAAGAAATGGAACAAGATTAAACGCCGTAAGGGGTATATTCGAGCAGACCAGATACATGACTGGTCTCTTGCTGTGTGTACAACTTGGTGGGCAGGCAACCAAAATTTAAATCATCGCGCGTACACAAATCAGGACTACTTACTCCTATTGATTCTTACTGGATTCCGCAGAGAAGAAGGTGAAACACTGGAATGGGCAAATGTTGACTTAAAATATGGAACTTTAAAAATTCAAGACCCAAAAAATCATGAAGACCTTCTCCTGCCTATGGGAGAAATGCTTTGGTATATATTGGCAGAGCGAAAAAAACTTGCTGGCAATAATAAATACGTTTTCGCTGGTGATACGCTTGATTCACATATCGTTGATAAGCGTGAAGCCCGTTATACGATAACTGAAGCAACTGGTATTGAATTTACATTTCATGACTTGCGGAGAACCTTCGGAACAATCGCAAATAGTTTAGCGATTGGTAGTTACACTATTAAAAAACTCATTAATCACACAGTCAGTGATGATGATAATGATGTAACCGATGGATATGTCCAAGTGACATTTGATGATCTTCGTAAAGCTATGAATATGATTGAAAACGTTGTGTTATCTGACATTTCAAAAGCTTTAATCAAAAACAGAATCTACTTTGAACAAAAATCAATAAGGAATATGAAAGAAAAATGGATTGAGCATAACAATATTATTATAAGCAGATATTCTGATTAGTTGGGCTGATTACGATGGTTTTAAATATTAAATTACTTACTAAAAAATTGAGAATTAGCAAATGAAAGATTGGGTTTACTTCTATATCGAGCACACAATTAAATATGGTGAACCATTCTATAAAGAGATAGGCTGGTCATTAAGTTTACAAAATAATTATATAGTTATTAGTGTGTTACGAAGCTGAACATAGAAATGAAGTAATGGTGGGTAGATCATTTTGATGATTGATCAAAATAATATAAATATCTTTATTAAAATTAAAGGTTAATATGAAAGATTTTATTATTGAGTTTTTTAAAGAAGTTTATAAATTTGCACAAATAGTTTTAAACCTCCGGACTATTGTTTATTTCTTAACTTTTTATTTTTTTCTAATATTGATATTAGTAATGACATTTCCTTTAGATAAAAATCAGATTTTACACTGGGGTAATTTACATATAAATTTCAAAGCAATTAATCTTGGCGAGTTTGGTGGTTTTCTTTCTGGTATTTTCGCGCCTTTAGCTTTTTTATGGTTAGCTTTAAACATGAAGCAACAAGATGCTAATCTAAAGATCGCTGAACAACAATTAGAACTATTAAGGCAAGAAAAAGAAAATAGAAGAAAAGCCTTAAGAGCCTTCTTTACTATTCCCCCTACTAAACCTGAAAGCAATATTGTAGGGCATGAGTTTCTATTATTTAAAGTTCCAGCGAAAAGTGATTCTTCTCTTATCAATTGCTTTACTTACGGTTTTGAAAATAATTCAGGTTATATTTTATCTCATTTGATACCTTATGAAGAAAAACACCTCTCTTCTGAAAAGCAAAATTTTAAAGCTGATGAGGATTTCTTTATTTACATATACATAAGGTTATCTACCATCAACACTGGACCACAAATGCAAAAAAGTGCTTTCGATATTCATTATTTAGATAGTGACGGATATCAACAAAAACAGACAATTTCTATTGTTTTCTATCGGTACTTTTCTAATATTGATATAAATTCGACATCATTAGATGAATGTGGAATACTTTTTATCCAGCCTCTAAATAATTAAAATATAATGTGCGCGAACTACGAACCTATTCATAAGCACCGAGTACACCTCTTAAATCTATTCGAACCAACCTTCGACTATAAAACTGATGTTTATCCGGGTTATGACTGCCCTCTTATTTTGTCTAAAGATGGCCACATCGAATGGCGCCAAGTTAAGTTTGGTATGATCCCACCATGGAACCATGACCTTAAATTCTCAAAGTATACATATAACGCTAGAACTGAGACGGTAGATAAAAAGCCGAGCTTTCGACATGCATGGGCTAAAAGCCAATTCGCGCTAATACCTGTAGAAAAAATTTATGAACCTAGGTATGTGAATGGTAAAGCGGAAAGATGGGGAATTTATCGAGAGGATGGCTTACCTTTTACAGTAGCTGCTATTTATGATTCGACTGTAATTGGTGGGCAGCTAGTAAGATCTATGTCGATGTTGACTATTAATGCAGATAACCACCCTTTTATGTCTCAATTTCACAAACCAGAAGATGAGAAACGATCAATTATTGTAATCCCTGAAGAATACCGAGAAGACTGGTTGAACTGTAAAAAAGAAGATGCGGACCAATTTTTCTTTGAAATGCCAGTTGGGGAATATACTGCTGAATACTTTCCAAAAATAAAATAACACTTTAATAAAAGACCCGCCTGCACCAGCAAACGGGTCTAAGTTCAGCTTATTTTTCAAGTTCTTAACGAATCACAAAATCAGCGATCTGAACTAAATCAGCTAAGATCCCGATTAAATGAAAGCATACGAATTTCAAGACCTTAAGTCCTAACATTACATTTCGCCTTTATTGCGGCGTCAAAATTCGCTGTTTGAATTTTTTTCAAAACAATGTCACTATATTCAAAATTGAATACGGTTTAAGACTTCGTTTTAAATTTCGTTGAAAATTAAATTAAACAGTGTTTAAAAACGCGCTTGTTTAAATTCGCTGCTCTCTTTCGTCCTCGACCAAAATTTCGAAAGTGAGCAGCCCCTCCTAATGTTTTTATTCCTAGTCAAAAAAATCAACGAACAAATTCTCTTGCCAAAAATACATTAGCTATTTAGACAGCATGCTATCTCTTTGTATTTCTAAGCTTATAGCACGTCTAATAGCAGATCAATCTTGACTTTCTATTAATTTTTTATCTTTATGATTTGTTAGAAGTTACCATAGCAAAGCTGTTAAAAAACATTTATAGATAACTTTGTGGATAAGTATAAAATCAATAACTTAGATATATATTGTTCTAGAAGTGACTCATTTTGTTATAATTTTCTTATTACTTTTTTCACCCTATTATTCCAAGTTTACAAAGTAATTTAATTTGTAGAAATTCCGACCAAATACATAATAACGAGCGACAAGTTACGACTAGTCATTATTTATCCACAACTTTTTAAATTTGAAATTTAACTAAGCTCTAGCATATCATCTTGAATATGTTACAAATTCAAGTTAGGGGATATTCTATGAGCGAAATTGCACCATCCATCATCCAGTTAAAACCATATCTACAAAGTAGTATTGTTTTATCTGAAGCCTTATCAATCAAGCAAGTTATACCAACCACTCACATGCTTGTCCCCTATGCTCTAGAGAAGATTTCAGCAGGTTTTCCCAGCCCAGCACAAGATTACATCGACAAAGCTCTCGATATGAATGAGCACTTAATTAAAAATGAAACTGCTACGTTTATTGTCAAAGTCGCTTCGCTTTCTATGTTAAATGCAGGCATTGATATTGATGACGAACTAATTGTCGATCGCAGTCTCGATGCAAAACACGGCGATATTGTCGTGGCACTAATCGATAATGATTTTACAGTTAAGCGCCTAATGATCGATGAAAAAGGTCAATGGCTAAAAGCAGAAAATCCAGATTACAAAGATATTCATTTATTAGATGGCCAAGAATTAATAATTTGGGGCGTTGTCACCTGCATTATTAAAATGATTAGAAACTCATGAAACATGAGAATAAAGTCTTTTTCTTAATTGACGTCAATAACATGTACGTTTCCTGTGAGAGAGTCTTTGACCCGAGTTTAAATAACAAACCTGTGATTGTTCTCAGCAATAATGATGGGTGCGCCGTGGCGCGCAGCAATGAGTCAAAATCTTTAAACATAAAGATGGGTGTACCGTTATTCCAAATCAAAGACATAGTCCAAAAACATAACGTAGTAGTGCTATCAAGCAACTATGTAATGTATGCCGAAATGTCACGACGCTTTCATAAGATACTTTCTTCATACGTAACAGAGGAAGAAGTTGAACCTTATTCCATTGATGAGTGCTTTGTTGATTTCACCGCTTATGAAAGAAACTTTGATTTAGAGAAGATTGGCCAGCAAATGCGCCAGCAATTGTGGAAATGGCTAGGCCTTCCTGTATGTGTTGGTATCGGTAGAAGTAAAACTGAATCAAAGATAGCTAACCATATAGCTAAAAAGAATGCGGGATTTAACAGTGTTTGCGATCTGGTAAATATGGATCCGTGCAATAAAGAATATTACTTCTCACTTATCGATGTTTCAGAAGTTTGGGGTGTTGGTCGTAAGCATGCTAAGAAGTTGCATTCAATGGGAGTTAAATCAGTATTAGATCTAGCTTGTACTGAAGCGCGGGAAATGCAACGGCAATTTTCCATTGTAATGGCTAGAACGATTAATGAGTTGCAGGGCATCTCATGCATTGAGATTGAAGACACTCCGCCATCAAAAAAACAAATTATTAAATCATGTTCTTTTGGAGCAAAAGTAACTGAGCTAAACGATTTGAAAGAAGCTATAGCAATGCATGCACAAGAAGCATGTAAGCGGTTGCGTGATGAAGAGTCACTATGTGGTTGTCTACTGGTATTTGTTCAATCAAGCCCATTTGATGAGAGTGCGCCATTTTATAATAAGTCTATTACGGGCGCATTTTCTGAACCAACAGATTGCGCAACAGATTTCGTAAGAGCAGCAGTAAAAATGGTGTCAGATATATTTAAAGAAGGCATCAAGTATAAAAAATGCGGTGTCATATTAACAGGCATAGAACCTAAGGCTGGCCATACCTATGACTTGCTCACAGATTTTGAAGTAATAGAAAAGAAAGAACAATTGATGAAAACACTAGATAACGTGCACACAAAATTCGGAAAGAAAAAGCTCGGTGTTGGTCCTTGTTATATACCTGATCGAACTTGGTCGATGTCGAGAGACAAACTTAGTAGAAATCCGTTCAGATGGGGTGAGTTGTTACTTATAAAAAAGTAGTTATAACTTAAAAAAAAATATATCCTTAATAATCATCAATAGTCATTAGAACACTTATAAAATGTTTAAAAGAATTTATGCAAATATTAAAAATAGTGCTGAATTGATAGAGCTGCTAGGTAAAATATTAGCTTTTATATTGGTTTTTTTTGGCACTACAGTTTCTGCTTTCTGGGCTCGCACATCTAAAGAATTAAATGACATGGGGCCATTTATATGGGTGATCATAGCTATATCCACTGCTTTAATTTTAACATTAATGATATATGTAATTAATCTTTCATTCAAAATACGAGCTCAAGCTAATCTAGCAACCGTAGAAGCTAATCATATAGCAATCTTAAGCACCCCAAGATCAAGGATCAATCCACTTGCTGAAGTATTTTCAGATCTAATAATTTATATACCTGATTTGTATCTACCACGAATACAACTACATGAAAATAAAGTATTTACAAGATGCAAAATAGTTGGGCCAGGTGCCATTGCAATTATGGGAGGAACAATTGCAAATAATAAATTCACACATTGCGGAGATTTTATAGTTTTACCTGATAATTCCTTACTAACTGGAATATTAGTCTTTAAGAACTGTACTTTTCAAAATTGTGAAATTTTGCAAGTAACGGTTACTGGGAGTAGTAAAATTATTGAGGAGTTAAATAAAAGCTCTAAGCATTGAATATAAGTATTTAATATTTTAAGTTAAAGATAACTAAATGTTTGAATTTTTTATACCGTTTAGTTTTAATAAATAAAGCTATTTAAGGTTAGTATTATGAGAAAACTCTCGGTAACAGATATAGAAAAAAGTGAATTAATAGAAACAATTTTTTTCTCGAAAGCGTGTAAAGACAACTTTACAGCGGACAAAAAACAAGAATTTGTAAATTTTTTCTTAATATTATTTGAGAAAAATAATGTGCAATTTAATACTGAGGAGTATGGCGAATTTTCATACGAAAATAAGATTCCTTATGATGTCAATCATAACGAAAACTGTATTGAAATTGATCCTAAATTTGTTATTGATAGATAAATGAATTAGCTGTGAATCCAAAAGTAGGATGCACAGCTAAGCTATAAAACCTTTCTTAAGATATTCGATTAGCAATCCAGCCATAGAAAAACTGCTCTTGCGTGGGATTACGCTCACAGATTTCAATATAGCGCTGGCCTTGCATGATATTAAGTACTCGCACCAGTACTTTTTCGCCTTCTTTCCCGCGTTTGGCCAAATAGATTTTTAAAGCATTTAGGCTAGCTGGGCCATAAATTCCATCTACCGTAAGATCTGGCCAACCGCCTTTACCTTGATTGTTCAGCAAATTCAAAGCACGTTGTAAAAGTGGCTTTGCAAATCCAGTACCGCAATTCACACCAGTATCTAAAAGCTCTTCAGCCACTGCCGAGCTGATTGTATTTACTTGATCGAATCGCGGAGCTGTCCAGTACTGTTTTTTATAAATAGCTTTGGCCACATCAAGCGGTAAATCTTTCATATTGCCCCATCTGGCGCCGTGCCCTGCTCTAAAACTAATGTGGCTCCATAACCCAGCGACATTTCTAATCGCTCGTTGTTCTGGATTAAATTAATGCTGTCTTTATCTTTAATGAGCAAGTCACCCACTAGATATTCGCCTTCTTGGCGGACGTTCTCACAATAGCCAATGTGATAATCCTTCCAGTTGGCTGCATTAATTTCATTCTTGGGTGGGTGATAATCTGTAGCATCAGCACCATCCCAACTTTTAGTCGCTGCCGGCTTAAATAGTTCTTCTGCGGATGTATAGACGTTAATAGTCTGATCTGCTGAAAAGCCTTCTAAGTTTGGGAACTCATACGCATAGTACTGACGTACCTGAGGTGCTTTACCCAAGCGAACATTTACGCATTTCAAATAACCTTCTGGTGTATATGAACGTGTGGATTCACTCGGAGCAAAGTCACCTACCTTAAAGCGGTAAATGTTTTTCATAAATTGCGCTCAATAAAAAACCCACCATTTGGTGGGTTTGAAATATCAGATTTAATTTCCTGTTATGAAAATTTTCTTTATTCGTAATCTAAGGTAAATCTATGGCCTGTTTCCTTAATTATATAAACAAATCTTTGATTAGCCTCATCCATCTCCAAACCGATAGTTGCTATTTCAGTTGTTCTTTTTTGAGGGTCAGCCTCTAATATTTGATCAATGTTCGTAGAAATTGCATCAAATGAGTTCTCAAATGTAATTAAAATCCTCTGAACATTCGTTATGGCTTCTACAGGCGATCCATTAGCAACAACACCAAAACCTGGTGGGTGATATTCTGTACCATCCTTTACTCTAACTGTTGTGTTGTAGCCTTTACGTCTTAAAATTTTATATTGCTCTTCTGTCAATGGTTCGCTAGTCGATTCAGACTTAAAACTAGTTAGTAGATTAGGCCAATTTTCATGAATAGTTTCGATGATATCTAAATCGCACCAATCGCCATGTGAGAAAATACCAATAATGTGTGCTTGAGAGTTAGAAAAGTGGATAAACAATAAATCCGACGTTCTTTCCATATACCCATCACTTTCCACAACATTACCTAAATGAAAATGCTGGATTCTCCAATGAGATAACATATCATCATTATAATCTAGCTTTTTAAGGTTTCTGCTTTGATATTTATTTAAAGAGTTTCCTTCTTCTATATCTAAAATAATTTTTTGATAAGCACCTAAATGTTCAGCAGGTATGACTAAATTTTGAGGTTCAATCACCTCTCTCGGTTGAGCGTTAATAATTCTGTACTTATAACGTTGATATAAATGAATTGGTCCATTTGTTCCAGCCTTATAATTACCAAACTCACTAACTAATTTTTTATGACAGTAATCTTCGTAATCTTTTAAAATTTCATTTTTAATTTCCATTACCCCACCTTAAAAAAATGATTAAATAAAATTTAATTACCAAGTTATTAAAATCTCATAAAGTAATTAAATTAATCAATCAAAATATCCTCATAATTAGGCAAAGCTGTGCAACGACAACGAATAGGCTGACCGGGATGTCCACCATCTGGCGGAGAATCCCATCTAAATGTCTTGCCCTGCTTATGTTGGTGATCTGGCCGCACACGCTCATCTTTCGCCGTTTGCCATGTGTATGTCTCAACACCCATTGAAAGCTGTCGGGCTTGGTTAATTTGGCCGTTAATCTTGCCCATCTGATCACTAGCAATAAGTCGTGCACGATAATCAGTAGATAAACCCAATTGCTTAATAGCTTTGGCCAACTCTTCATTGGTTTGTCCAGTTTGCAAAGCATTGGTGATTAATACCTCAAGCTTATCGGCATATTGCTGCGGAATAGACTTAATCAAACTGACATTTGCCGTGATGTTTAGATCTACCTCGTCCTGAATATCTGCAGCTCGATAGAACGGCGTAAGATCCACACCAAAAATTGTTTTGGTGTGCTCTGCAATTTGCTTGTCCACTTCCTTTTGGGTGTCAGTCACAATTTTTGTGGCCAACGGTCGCGAAACCTCAACAACATACTTTGTGAGCTTCTCTCTAAACGCCGTCATCATGTCCGAGAACCAAGCGTCACCGATATTCTGGCCAACTGTAGGAATAACTAACTCCTTAGTTTGTTCCTGACAGTATTTTGAAATAGCCAGTAATTGCCGAGTGTAATAAAGCTCAACACGGCGATTTACGTGCACGGCTCTTGGCTTAGAAGCTTTGCGACCCTTTTTACGTTTCTTCGCCTGCTGGAGGTGGGGTTTCAGGATCTGAATTATCGTTGTCATTAAGCTTCACCATTGTCTCAAGCTCTTTGATATGTTTTTCATCAATCACTGAATAAACACCGTCAATAACAAGCTGTTTTGCTATTTGTGGCTCGGTAATGATGCCCATTTCTAAATACTTGGAATCCCGTTCTGCGTTAGCCTTTTCGACCTCAGAACGCACCTTAGCGTCTAATTGCCATAACGGGTTAAAAACAACATCTAAGCTTGGAAATTGACGACCAAATGTAGCTTGAACAATCACTCTTAAAAGCTTCAACATGAATGGCTTTAAGGACCAAATTTGCTTAGTAGCGATACTGTCGTAATAGTTCCGTGTGTCATGCTCACCTGTTGCATTCATCCCCGCTGGTGATTGGCCAAATAAAATTGTATATGGCATATCAGCAGCACCAGCAGCTTGAATAGAGAATTCACGCATAAGGTCAGGTAAACCACCAAAGCTATAAGATTTAGAATCGTATTCTTCGTCTTTATCCAAGACGAGCATACCGTTTAAACCCTTAAGCAATCCGACACTGAGAAAACGTTCTGCTACACCTTTTAGGTCCTCTTTGATCTTATCAACCAAATGCGGGGTTCTAATCACATCAATTTTAGATTCATGGACTAGGCTAGCAGTGGCCTTCTTCACAGCTGCATGATCTAGTAGATCCTCATAGACTTCCTGCAAAATACTTTGAGGCTCTTCATTCACCACATCAGCATGGGCAAATTTAATTAAGCGTGTGTGGTGGATCCGTTGGTTAGACTTTCCATCAAGTTTTAGCTTGTAAAATTCAGGTTGCTTTAAAAGACCGTCTGCTTCACTTGGTGGCAAGTATTTTGAAGTATCGGCTTCAATCTGCTTTTTCTTCAGCACCGTGAAAAACTCCAAACGACCAACACCTAACTTGTTTAAATCAAAGGGCTGATCTAAGTTGCCGCCGTCCACTGTGCCTAGAAGTACGTAGCAAACGCCATACAAGCGAGAAAGAACTAAACTAGATAAGAGCACCTCATCTAAGTTAAAAGCCTTACACGCCTCTTTAAGCTTCAACAAATCGTTATCCTGAATCCCTTCGTAAAACCAACCCGCTCGGAGCATGTCACTTGCTGGGCGGTTGACGATTCGCTTAGCCAACCAGTGTTGATACACGGCTTCTAATTGCTCATCAGGAATTACCTTTTTAACGAAAGAACCGTGTGATGCCTTGTCACGTTCGGTACCAAGATTTGAGACAAAGTTTGTATACGCCCCTGCATCGCCAATTGCATCGGACTTTTTATCTTCAGCCATAATTTCCTCTAATCAAATACAGTTGGCTTGCTCGCTATTGAATCGTTAATTGCATCAATGGTCGGATCCCACTGATCGTCATGGTCATGTGACCAGTCAGCAGTGAGTCCTTCAATTTCTTCAACGTAATTCAATAACCATGGTGCTTCTGCTGGTAATAAGACTCGGCCATCTTCAACATAAAGAATTACATCCATTGTCCTCGATAACTTGTCATCGCCACGCTGAATAGCCCGAATAGGTAATGTTGTTTCTTTAGCAATGGTTTGAATTAATCCGGTACCACTCGCCTTATCCTCTACGGCCATATATCGAAGCTTGCCGATTTGGGTATTGCCATCTTTGTGTTTTTTAATGAAGTCCTTAGCTACTTTTAAAAGTGCTGGTGCTTCCCATTTGCCGCGCTTTACATCAATGATGTAAAGGTTGTTGTCATAGCCAAGGCCAGCACATATGAACGCAGAAAAGTCATTATGCTTCTTGACCTTCTGAGCTGTATCGGCCCATATTGCACGCCACTTAAGAACTGGTAATTCCAAATATCGCGGGAACCATTCAGATTTAACAAGATCACCACCCAGCTTTTTAGGAGCTTGCTGATATTGGCTTGCAAAGGTGTAGCGCGATACCGTAGCGCCGTCCTTATCTTGTCCACCCTTTTCGAGCTGCAATAGCGATTGCAATGATTCTTTTAACGGCCAATAGCTTTGACGGCCTTTCGCATCTCGCTCAACATCACGTGGAATTTTGCTCTGTATTTTTTCAGGCAACTTACTGATGTACTCATCATCGATAAGCGCGGGAATACTGATCTGTTCCCATTCACCAGGCACATTACCTGTCATCACAAAATTAGTCGGATCTTCAACGTGCAAACGCTGCATGATCAGAATAATAGGCGTATCAGATTTAGCTTTACGCGAGTTGACTGTATTTAAGATCTTACGATTAGCTTTACGTCTAGCTGTCTGGCTAAATGCATCCTCAGGCTTTAATGGGTCATCAAGAATAATTGCACCGGTAAAGCCTTCATCCGCTAATGTACCGGCACGGCGACCTGTGACCTGACCACCCATTGATGCAGAATAAACATGACCTGCGTCATATCCATCAACTGTAGTTTTCCAGCTAGACTTAGCGTCCGTACTGGTAGAAATCTTTACAGGCCATAGATTCTGAAAGTCTTCCGACTTAACAATGTTTCTTGCTGTTGCTGATACATCCTCAACAAGTGACTGCGAGAAAGACAAATACAAAAAGCGTGAACGAGGATTACGCGCTATCCCACGAGAAATAAGGTTTGTAAGTAATTCAGTTTTACCACTACCCGGTGGAACGTTAATAACTAGGTTCTTAACCTTTCCAGCAATTACCTCGTCAATCTTGTCGGCAATATATTCATGATGCCAATTGACCGAAAACTTAAAGCCCATACGTGGCAAGAAAAAAGCACGAGTGAAAAATAAATGTTCTTTCTCACATTTAATCCGCTTAGCTTTGGTTTTAACAGGATCAATATTCGTTCTCGAGTTCATCTATCGCCTGCCTTACCTGCTCATCGGTAGCAGTCAAATAGGTAATATTTTCGCTTTGTAATGGACCACCGCCAGCGCCTGTAATTTCAGTCTTATTCGTGTACTTGCCACCCATGTCCTCAGCAGCTTGTTTAAGAATGCTTAGAGCTGCTACACGGTTTCTACTGTGCTTTTGATATTGGCTTTCATATCGCTGTAAACGCACCGCTAAGTTTGCAATTGGGATTGCCTCAGGCTTACCCAAAAACATTTCGCGAGTCTTTTCAAAATCTTTTCTTAATTCTTCGCTCAGGTTCTCACCTGCCCGTTTAGTTGGGTCGTATTTCTCACACTGCTGTTTAGTAACTTTTACCCCGTATTCTTGGTTGACGAGCTCAGCAGTTTCTGTGGGTGTATTAAATACGGCAAGTGAGCGAACTATAAAGAGTTTTACCTCTTTTTTTAGAGCCGCCATATCCTCAATCCTGTCAACCTACGTCAACCTAAATAGCCAAAAAAAAAGAGCCTCAAGGCTCAGGTAATCACACAGTTTCCACAGCATTTAGAAATATCTAAATCAGAAACAAACGGCGGGTTTTTAGCGACTTCTATGAGCCGCTTAACGCTGTCGTTTGCGCCCCAGCGCTTAACGACGCCTATAAACTCTTCAACATCGTGACCAGCTAAATAGTGCTTTGGTAAGCCAGTATGATCGCTGTAAATAATCTCACCGTCCGAGTCTCGCTCTACACCAATGTGATATAGCTCATGTTCAAGCAAAGCACAAAACTCGCTATCGTTAGCCTTTTCACAAAAGCTTGCATCGATTGTGATTAAGTAAATTGGAACAAACCCGAACCAATCTCGCATCTGCTGCTCTTGGCGGGCTTTCTTCCAGCCGCCTTGTTGAAACATAACTTTTTCACATTGGCCTAGCACCATACGCTTAGCTCTTGTATAAGCAGTTGATGCCCATGCAAAAGCTAAGAACTTCTCATTGTCATGAATGAGCTCAGCAATATGGTCATGATCTGGATTATGTAGAGGACCGCCAAGCGTTAGAAAATTAGCAATCACCCAGTTTTGTAAATCGGGCGCAGGTACAATACGAATCGCTTCCTCTTCATCTGCTTGGTCAATAAAATCAGTTGGAGGAAATGGTCGGATCTGTTCCATTTTTTCATATGACCTTTAAACACGGAAAAATTTTTGCAGGTAAGGTGGTACATACATAAATCTAATAGCCTCTTTAATAAGTCGGGCATTAGTTTTTAAACTGTTCACATCAATATCCAAATCTTGACACACCATCATTTCCAACAATTCATCTAAAGCTGATTGTTCAATTTCCTCATAACACCCTTCAATAACCACATGAGGAACACCTCTAGAATCATTCTTAAATTGATCTTGTGAAAACCCAAAGCCATGAACCAAAACTACAACGGCCTGTCTACAGAGTTTTTTATATATTCTTAGTTTCATCTTCCAATCTCTCTAACAGACTTAGAATCCAGTTAATTGCATAACCCGATTCAATTTGATGAGGTTCAAGACGCTCAAATACATAGTCCCGATATAGAGCTAGATCATACTTACAAAATGAATTTGCGATCTTTCTTCCGCCTCTCCCTACAGACCAAGGACTGCCAGCAATTTCAATAAGAAGGTTCAACTTCACAATATAAAAATCGAACCGCCAATTTTTAGTTGATTCAAATTGAAATTTTCGTCGATAACCAATTCGATGCTCTTCAAGTTCTTGAAATAACGTTTCTTCCGCTTCAAGAAATTTTTCTTTAGCCTTAGGCAAAGGTCTACTTTTGAGTTTAGTTTTGGGCTCTTTTTTTCTTGTAAGCCAAAAGTATTCTTTATCATCCATATTTCACCCATAAAAAAACCGCCCTAAGGCGGTGGCTAAACTCACAGAAAATGAAATATTACTTCTTAAAAGTTGACTTATAGAGCTTTGAATTAAAGTAATCCGTAATTTCTTCTCCGTTATTTTCAACTTTTTCATTTGGGATAACTACAAAATCCAATTCAGATTTTAAGCTCATAAACTCTGGAATAAATTTCTTAATTGACGGAGGAGGTTTAGGACCCCCTTCTGTAATTTTTTCAATAAATCCAGCTAACCATAAAACGTATTCATCTTCCTGTAAAAAATGAGGAATTAGACTTACATCGATTTTAACCTTACATTCACTTAAAGGCTTTGTAAAAGCTTCTTCAAAATCTATAAAGTTATACTTAAGTTTAAATACACTATCTGCTATTTCTTTACGAATAAAAGTCATCAGATTATTAAGATTTTCAATAGAATTATCTGAAAAGAGCTCATTTTCTTTAACTTTCCTATACACACTTTCAGCAATCTCTAAATATTGTGGCATTAAGCTAATCCTTATTTGTGAAGTGGTAAGAGGACTGCTCTCATGTAAAGTATGCTTTATTTTCTGTTTCAACACGCAAACAAATGCAACACATTGTAAATAGTTGTACTTGAATGTAATTTAAATTTCAAAGATTAATCAATTATTTTTTCTATTTTTTAACTCATTAATAAATAAAAAAAAGCCTACTGAATCAGTAAGCTTTCCCTTATCTCATTTTTGCGCTGATCAATAAGGCTAATTGTTGTTTAAGGCAACCTTTAAATTTTATAGAAATACTTACCATAGCGGAAGCAGTTTATTAAATTGAAAGAAGATATTCATATACTTTTTTTTCATTCCCCTCAAATTCAATTACTGCATCAGTTTTTTCATTCAAAGTAAAGTTAAATATTTTTTTACCATCATAAGAAATTTGATGACCCATCCTAAATTCTGAGTCAATCGATTTTAGAATAATTAAATGTCTATCAATATTTGAAGCGACATAATTAATATTATTACGATGAACGTATCTAATTGTGTACATCATCATTTAGTTTCTGTCTCAAAATTTAAGCTTTTCTTAAATAAGAAAAAGCCCATTTGTTCTTCTCTAAAAGAAATGAGCTTAGCGAAAAATACACTTAAACCTGAAATATAAAATATGTATGAACATATTTATCGGTGCATAATTGCATAATTTTCATACACTATCAATATGAATTTAATAAAAAATTGAATAATTCAAACATTTAAAACATAACTATTTAATACTTATACATTTCGAGTGATGATAGTTTTGACTTCTTATTAGTCAGATAAAATATTTTTAGTTTTAGAAAATTATTCTGATCATGAAAAAACCCACTGAAAATTGATATCGAGTAGGTTCTTATGTGACATAGTGGACAGGCTATTAGCAGAGTTACGATCAAAGACTAACTAAAAAATAAAAAAGCTACTTAGTTTTCAATTTTCATAATCACATACTGCAAACTGACATACATTCCAACTTTTCCACTGTTGAGCGCACCATAGAACTCTTCATCAACAAAATCATCAGATTCATCATATAACCACTTATGAAGTTGAATAATTTGTATGTTTCCCTTTTTATCTTTTCTTGCTACTGGATCGATTACGGACCTTACAATAATCCTCTCATTTGTCTCAACATCTCGTAATGTAATAATTGTCATTTGAATCCCCTTAATAATCATCTTGTATAACAGTTATATTTACAGCAGTAAACAAATTTTTATTACTTTTTAATAATTTATAGGACAGTTTATTTTTACTTAACAATGAAATAAAAAGCCCCGCCAACAATCAATATTTAGCGGGCCCTGTTGCGCCGTAATCTATCGGCTAAAATAATTGACACTAAAAAGCCCACTTCTAAAGAGAAATGGGCCACAAAAAATAAAAGCTTTCAGTTTAGATGAATCTGCTAGTAGAAATATTTTTCAAAATACATAAGTATCTATATTTGAAAATAATTTTAAAGCTTAGGTGATTTTTTTCAAATTATTAAAACAAATAGAAAGTTGATCTTGGAACCAATTAATAAAATCATCTCTTTCATTGAAATTAGGAGAATCTTTTAAATCTATATCAGCGAAGAGATTGCCTTTAAAATAATACTTATATCTTAAATTATGTCCCGACATCTGATAAGGAACTTCGAAGAGTTTATCAGCCTCGGACAGAAAAATCGCTTTTATCCTAGGATGATCCTCTTCAAATTTATCGTAATGATCCGCATTGACGATCAAATCATATATTTTATTTAATTTGCTTTCTAAATATAGTATTCCCATTTTTAAACCCCATAAGCTTGGAGTTATTTTTATAACATACATAAAACAAAAGCCCATCTATCAAATGAGCTTAAAAAACAATTTCGGTTCAACACTTATAACTTCGTCCCACCATATCACAAATTTAAACCAAGTGTGGTAGACAGTCAAGTAGTACCAAATCCTCAATCATAGACACCCAGTAAAATATTATTTAAACTAAATTGAATAACTTTAATTAAATAATGAATTCTCAATGACAAAATTTTTAATAGCTTTAATATTCTCAATAGCTTCTTGCACAATTGCTAGTGCTAAAAACTCAATTCCACAATACTCAGATTATCCTGTTCGATCAATATATACTGGTAAATCTGCAAGTTTAGATTTATCTGATCCTGATGCGAAATTGTTTCGAACTAGACTATCTGAAGCTCTCAAAAGAAAACCTGATTTTGCTGGTGAGTATGTATCAACAATGTGGGGCTGTGGAGCTAATTGTCGAAGTTATTCTTTTGTAAACAAGAGAACTGGAAAGTTGCTAAAAGATGGATTTGGTGGCGAGGAAAGGCAAGAAGATCTGCTTGAAACAAAAGTACATAGCAGATTACTTGTAACTCAAGAAGAAATAATGAACGACGATTATGAAGTTGAAAGTATTACTCAAAGATTTTATATACTTGAAAATGGAAAATTTAAATTAATAAAAACTATAGACAATCTTAAACCTGAATAAATATAATTTAATAATTTTATCCTTTAAATTATTGTTTAGACTATGTTTTTAAATTTAAATTACTTCCTACTAATGTTCAAACAAGCATTGAACGCGAATACAAGCACCCTACTTGACGGGTGCATATTTAAAAGTGGTATTTAATTAATCTCAAATTCAGCCAAGGCTTCGATCTTTCCATCCAAATAAGCCAGCCCTTTATCAATTTCTTTGCGGCCTGTATCTTTCCCAACCCCATGAGTATTGGCAATAGTGCGGCATGACCAATCATTTTCATACTTTAAAATCAATAACCAAGCCCTTTCTTGTAAAAACTCCCTATTATCGTTATGCATTTTAGCCAAGAGCTTACTTACTTCAACTGCCTCATAATCTTCAATTTCGCATGGCATAGAGACCTTACTTGATCTAATTCTAGTTGTGTCATTTTGGTCAATTAAACATGCTAAAGGATTAGCAGAAACTTTAGATTTTGTTGATCTTACCCATAGACCATATTGTTCCAACCATTGATGAGCAGAACGTTTAGACCAGTCCATTGTCTTGTTATTAACTTTTGCATTCATGTTTAAACTTCCCTCACATCAATATTGTGAACTGTTTTCATCAGGTGTTTTTTATTTCGGTAACTCGGTAGCTTGCGTGTAGCTATAGACTTCACATCTTCAACAACGTATTCACCTGATGTCGTGAAATAAGTGAAATCGGCAAAATATCTAAGTGCTGGTTTAGCTCGTTTCTCCCCTTCTAATTTTGTCTTAGGTGCCAATTCAAATTTTGTGTGATGCTGCAATTCTTTAATTTCACCTCGTTGTTGTAGAGCCTTTAGCTCGATATACCGTTTGTATTCTTTAGTACTGTCAAAAGTCATTCCATCCAATTTAATTTTCGAAGCATTAAACTTGTTTCGACCCTTTTTCTTTTGAACTTTCGGGCATGTAAGGCGGTAATCAGCAAGGCTCATTGATGACATCAAGCACCACCTTTCAGTAAATTTTCCAACTGATTAGCAAAGCAGTTATAAACTCGTGCTTTATCTTGATCACCAAAAAGGCTTGAAGCATGGGCATCGTGTTTATACTTTTGAACTAGGTTTTCAATTGAACTTCTTAGCTCATCCACATTCGCTTGTTGTTCTTTTTGAATCTCCCAAGCCCACTTTCCAGATTTACACTCAAACTCACTCATCGCTGGTTCCTTTTACTTCTTCCATGTATGGCAAATCAGCATCTAAGCACTCGCACCAAGGTCTATCTTTAAAAGTAAAAATGTGCCAACCATTCTTCTCGCCGATATACGTCAAGATTTGTGGCTCATGAATCCACTTGTATTGTTTGCCGATAACTAGATTCATTCCCCGCCTCCGTATATTGATTCGTGGTCTTTGATTGCGCGTTCTAATGCAGGTCTTTCAAACAATGTTGCGTACTTACTGCCATGTTCGTTAATACGGCTTAGAATTTCTTTAGCTTCTTTAATCCCACCATCAAACGCATTGATCTGATCAATCGACTCCACCAGACGCTTGAGGTCAGAAAGGTCTACAAAATATTTTTCTCGGTCAGCCTTACTAATTTCTACACTATGACCACATTGGAATTCGTAACCCTCATTCCATTCGGTTGCGTTAGAAGGAGCTGAATCTACGATTTCTTTCGCGTATTTCAGCCCTTTATCTCTAATTAACTTAGATGCTTTCATACATTTGCCCCATCAATTAACTTAAGAATATTTCTAGGAATTGGCATTCCTTCCCGACGGCACATCTCTGCGTATTCGTGCGGATTATCGAAAGGATCTGGACCCCACTCTTGTTTGATCTCAGGCTCTTTTTCCTTAGCCTTAAGCTTTTGTACTGGTGCAGGTGTACGACCATTGATTTTTAAACGTTCCATCAATGATTGGAGATGCTTTTGCGCTTCGTCATTGCTCACAGGAACGTGTTTAGGTTCTTTGTGTTCTAGTTGTAGCGGTGGAGC